CGCCGCCGGTGTTCCGCTCGAGGAGCTGGTGGACATGATTCCCGGTGTGACGCAGCAGAAAATTCAGGCCATCAAGGATGGGATTCGCCGCAACCAGGTGAACGGTTTGATTGCGGCGTTGCAGGCTGTTCCGCAGCAGGGCACCATGCCGAACCCGCCTGATGAGCCGGGCATGATGACTGATGCCGTCGTCAACTGAGGCCGCTAATTTTCAGGATTTGATCGGCCAGCTCGCCGCGGTGGCGGTGTCCCGCACCACCGAGTTGATGCGGTCGACGCAGGATGTGGCGGTGCTGCAGGAAACCTATCCGGTGGTGGTTGATCCGGTGATCGCGGCGTCGTCGCAGCTGTCGGCGGAGTGGTATCAAAGTTTGGACCCAGAAGCGGCTTTTGCGGTGGAGCCTGCCGCGCCGCCTCCGGTGTCGGCGTTGCAGATGAATGTGCGGTGGGCGTTGACCCAGGCCGATGTGGTGGGGGCGTTGTCGGGGTCGGCGGAACGCCAGGTGTTTACGGCGTCACGGAACACGGTTGCGGCTAACGCTGACCGGGAGCGGGTGCGGTTCGCCCGGTATGCGTCGGCGAACGCGTGCCCGTGGTGCCGGGTGTTGGCGACCCGCGGGGCGGTGTATCGGGCAGCCGATTTGGCGGTCAAGGGGCACGACAACTGTCATTGCATCGCGGTGCCGGAGCGGGGCGGGAACACCTACAGTCCACCGGATTATGTGGCGGGCTGGCTGGACGACTACAACGCGGCCCGTAAAGAGGTCGGCGGCAACCTCAACGACATCGTCAACTATCTGCGCCGCACCTAGCTTCCCCACAACCGTGGGGTTTGACGCCCACGCCGGCGGTTAACGGCGGTCCTACATTCCCCGGAAGGGTGACCTATGAGTGACGACGTCTCTGCCACTACCGATTTGGATGGCAGCGATTTCCAACCGATCACCTCGCAAGAGGCGCTGGACAAGCTAATCGGGCAGCGCATCGACCGAGTGAAAAGGCAGTACGCGGGATTCGACGAACTGAAAGCGAAAGCCGAAAAGTTCGACGAGTTCCAGGAGGCCGCGAAAAGCGATTTGCAGCGGGCTCAGGAGCGTGCCGCCCAACTGGAACGCGAACTCACCTCCGAACGTGAGATGCGGGTTCGTGAGTCTGTCGCCGCCCAAAAGGGTGTGCCCGCAACGGCGTTGACCGGTTCCACAAAGGAGGAACTGGAAGCGTCGGCGGATGCACTTTTGGAGTGGCGTCAAACTCAACGCGAAAACAAACCTGGTAAGCCTGCCAGGGGTTTGAAGTCCGGTGTGACCGGCTCAGATCAAGGGTTGGACCCCAAAGAGGCAGCAGCAGTGGCCCTTCGGGCTCTGCGTCAACACTAAGCACCCAAAGAGGGAACCTCGGCGGGCACAGTTAGAGAGGTAAAACATCATGGTTGATATCAACCGGTCAGATGTGTCGACCCTCATCGAGAACGCCTATAGCCAGGTTCTTCTCGATGCGGCGGCGGCGGGTTCGCAGGCGTTGCAGGCGTTCCCGACGGTCAATCTCGGCACCAAGACGACGAACCTGCCGATGCTGGCCAGCCTGCCGCAGGCCGGCTGGGTCACTGAGGATGTGGGTGACTCCTCGGGCACGAAGCCGACCAGTGAGGTGCGGTGGAAGAACGTGACGATGGTGGCCGAGGAAATCGCCGTCATCGTCCCGGTGCACGAGAACGTCATCGACGACGCCACCACCGACATCCTCACCGAGGTGTCGATGCTGGCCGGCCAGGCCATCGGGCAGAAGCTCGACCAGGCCATCTTCTGGGGTTACGGCAAGCCCGCCTCGTGGACCAGCTCGTCGCTGTACACGGCGGCGTCGAACGCTACGCAAACCAACACCATCACTTCTGGTGCTGCGAACGCCGACGACATCGTGGGTGCGGTCACCAAGTCCGCGAAGGATCTGTCGGCGCTCGGGCTGATGCCCGACACGCTGTGCGCGAACCTGACGTTCCGCTACGACGTGGTGAACCTTCGTGACGCCAATGGTCTGCCGATCTTCCGGGACGAGAGCTTCGCCGGGTTCAACACCTCGTTCTCCCAGAACGGGACGTGGGACAACTCGCTGGCCACCGCCCTGGTGGTGGATTCCAGCCGCGTCCGCGTGGGTGTGCGGCAGGACATTCAGGTGAAGTTCCTCGATCAGGCCACGGTCAACTCGATCAACCTGGCTGAGAAGGACATGGTGGCGTTGCGGTTCAAGGCCCGCTACGGCTATGTCCTGTCGACCGGTGCGACGGCGTTCTCCGACGCCCCGGTGCCGGTGGCCGCGGTGATCAACGCTGGTTCCTGATGGCGTTAGCCACTAGCGACGATGTGGTGGCCGCCCTCGGGCGGTCACTCACATCGGCTGAGTCCACGTCTGTCGCGAACCTGCTGGATCGGGCATCGGACAGGGTGTTCGGCTATCTGGGTTCGTGGCCGGACCCGGTGCCGGGGCCGGTGGCGCGTGTGGTGGCGGAAATGGTTGCCGCGGTGTTCGACAAGCCGACGGTGACCACCGCCGACTACGACGCCACCGGCTACTCCACCTCGCGGGAGTACGCCCAGGTCACTGTCGGTGTCGAATCGGCGACGTCGTCGGGTCCGTGGTTGACGAAGTCGCAGAAGCTGGTGCTGGATTTGTTCCGGCCTGGTGTCCGCTCTGTCGGCATGGTCGGTGAGGGCGGGCAATGATTTTCGTGGAGGCGGTCGATTCGTCGACCATCGAGTTCGACACGGCCACCCGGTTTTCCACCGACGAACACAACAACCTTGAGATTTGGGTTGGCCCGCAGGGCGACAAGCTCGTTCAGGTGTTCGCCCAGGGTGTGTGGCGCACGGTGGGAGTCGACGATGAAGATTAAGTGGCGCGACGACAGCCTTTACGAGATGCGTAGCCTGCCGAAACTGGTTGCCCTGCTGGAGGGCATCAGCGGGAACATCGCCGACCGGGCCAATGAACAGCTTGAGGAAGAGGGCTATTTCACCGGTTCCCGGCAGGGCGCCCGCAAACCGTATGGCCGGTGGCGCACCTCGGTGGTGACCGGCACGGGTGAGGCGATGCGCGACGACGCGAAAAACAACACGCTGCTGCGGGAACTGAACGGCAGCCGGTTCTGATGTATGTGTGGCCGACGCCGAAACCGGCGCTGAAAACAGCGATCGCGATCATCGCCGACGCGTTCGGTGTGTACGCGTCAGTGTCGGCGAACATGCCCCGTCAGTTGCCGGTGCGGTTCGTTCGGGTGGACCGGATCGGCGGTTCGCGACCTAACCCGGTCACCGATTCGGCCCGCATCCTCATCGAGTGTTTCGGCCCGGACCCGGAGACGGTCGAATCCATGTGTTCCACGGTGGATGAGGCGATGCACAACGCGATCGGCACGATTGTTGATTCGGTGTTTGTGCGGGATTGGGGCAACATCAACGGCCCGCTGCGCCGGCCCCACCCTGATTTGTTGTCGGTGGTTCGGATGCAGGTCGACGGTGACCTGCTGTTGTCGACATCCACCCCGGCCGCTGTCCCGCCGGGCTCATAACTGAAAACCACAATCGAACACATAACTGAATAACAACCCATTCAGGCCGGTCCATGTTTGCCTGAAAGGGGCAAGACAATGGCGGATTCAACTCTCATCTGGGCGCCTACACGCCCCACCGACGCCGGCGTGTTCTACCGGGCACCGCTGGGCACCCCTCTTCCCACGACGGCTGACGAGCCGCTCAACGCGCTGTTCGTCGACCACGGCTGGCTCGGCGAGGACGGCATCACCTTGATGGTGAACCGGGCCAACACCAAGCACTACGCGTTCGGCTCGGATCTGGTGAAGACCACGCAGGACAACTACGAGGAATCGTTGCAGTTGACGCTGCTGGAGTCCGACCCGGACGTCCTCGAAACCGTGTTCGGCGCCGATTCGGTGACCCTCGGTGTGGATGGTGGCGGTAACCGCACCATTTCCATCGCTCACTCGTCCAAGCAGCTGCCGCGCAGCAGCTTCGTGGTGGAAGTGGTCGACGGCAACAAGATTCGCCGCCTGGTGGTGCAGGAAGGCATGGTCGTCGACCTGTCCGATGTGATGTACAAGCACAACGATCTGTTGAGCTACCAGATCACCATCGACTGCTACAAGCCGGCGACGGGTAACAGCGAAGCGGTGCTGGAGTACATCTCCGATGCCGGTTCTGCTGCGGGTTCCTAACCCCCATAGACGATTCGGTGGGGTAGTTGAACCTGGACCGGCCTGACTGCCCCACCGAATCTCCCATCCTGTCACCACAAGGTCGGTCCACTCAACAAACAAATGAAAGGTCGGTCCCCCAATGTCCACCCCGATTATTGGCCCCAACGACAAGCGCACCAAAGTCGTCATCACCCTGCCGTTCGACGAGAACGGGGATGCGGCGTTCGACGAGAACGGCAAACCAGTCGGCGGCCGCACACCGGTCACGTTCACGGTGCCCCGGTTCGATTTCATGCCGCGCCCGCAGTTCCGGGACATGATGAAAACCATCGACGCGATCAGCAATGACGGCGACGAAAACCGCACCGAACACGACCGCTCCTACGAAATCATTTTGGCGACGCTGCGCCCGTTCGTCGACGACCAGGTGTACACGATCCTCGCCGACATGCCGATGGGTGTGCTGGAGCAGATTTCCACCGACTGGAATGAGGCGTCAGCGGTCCCTTTGGGACAATTGCGGGGATCGACAAATTCATCGAAGACCACGAAGGGGCGGTCAACTTCGACCTCCTCCGACACGGACTGAGGCTGGGCGATCTCGGCTACACCCTGTCGTGGGTGGATGTCCGGGATTTCATTCAGCATCTTCCCCCGGACGGGCAGTCCGCGATTTTCCGGGAGCAGCACCCGAAGTCGTGGTGGTGGACCGCCGAAATTGATTTCCTGGCCGCGATCCTGCACACCGTGCAGCTGGCGAACTGGCAGCGGTCCGGCAAGGGTCAGCAACCCAAACCCATCAAGCGTCCCGAGGATCGGCCCACCAGCCGGCGGGGCGGCACCTTCGAGCCGCAGTCGGCGGCGGATTTAGCGGAGCGACGTAAACAAATGCGCGAACGACACAACAAGAAGGCGGTGACGTAGTGGCGATCGAGTTGGGCACCGCCTACGTCAGCGTTGTGCCGTCGACGGGCTCGTTCAAGCAGGAGTTGCAGAAACAGCTCGACGGCATGGGTTTCGAGTCGTCGTTTTCCAAGTCCGGGAAGAAAGCCGGGCAAGGATTCGGGAAAAGTTTCGGCTCGGAGTTGTCGTCGTCGCTGCCCGGTGTGGGTGCCATCAAACAAACCCTGTCCAGTTATGAGGGTGCGGCGGCGAAAACCGGTGCTTTGGCGGGGAAGGCGTTGGGGACGGCGTTCAAAGCTGCCGCCACCGCCGGCATCGCGGCGGCCGGATACACCCTGTTCAAGGGGTTTGAACGCTATTCGGCGTTGGATGCGGCGACGAACCGGCTGAACAACCTGAACAAAACCTTCACCACGCTCGGTAAGACCGGGGTGGATGTGCAGAAGGTGATGAAAGATGTTGAGGCGTCGGTGCAGGGCACCCCGTATTCGCTGTCGGATGCGTTCACCCAGGCCACCAACGCGATCGCCTCCGGTGTCACCGACATCAAGCAGTACATGACGAACATCGCCGATGCGGCGGCGTTCGCCGGGGACGACATCGCCAACATCGGTCAGGCGTTCACCCAGGTCATCAATCAGGGCAAGGTGGATGCGGGGATTCTGCAAAACCAGTTGCGGAATCTGCCGATCAAAGCCTGGCTGAACGAGGTGTACGGCGCCCAGGTCGATGTGACGAAGGCGATCTCGGACGGCCAGATCGGCATCGAGCAGCTCGAATATGTGATTGAGCGGTTCGCGTCGGGGATGGCGAAGACGGCCGGGGACACGATCGCCGGGTCGATTGAGAACATGCAGACGGCGTTCGCCCGGCTGGGCGCCAACATTTTGTCGGCGCTGTTCGGCGGCCCGACGGAGGACGCGACGAACGGGTTGAAGTCGGCGATCGACGCGATCACCGCGAAGCTCAACGATTTGAACAGTTGGGTGACCGCCAACAAGGACGACATCAAGGCCGCGTTCGAAACCGCCCAGGATGCCGTCAAAACGTTCATCAAGGTTCTGCAGGAAGTCAAGGATGTTCTCGACGACATCGGGGTCGGCGCCGACGATGTAGTCAAAGCGTTCGTGGCGTGGAAAACCATTGCCGGGGTGTCAGCACTGTCGAAAGCCCTCGGCGGCATCGACACGATGCTGGGTAAGACGTTGCCGGCGTCGGCGGCGTCCGGGGCGGCGAAGATCACGGCGGCGCTCGGCCCGGTGGCGGCGCTGGCCGCCGGTATCGCCGCGGTGACAGGCGGGAAACCGGGGGATTGGCTT